AATACCCCCCGGGGGGTGGGGCGTGCCCTGCCGCCAGTCGTCGCCCGGATTACGGACCAGGACCCCGTATTCAGGCACGACATGTTTACGCGGCACGAGTTCCACGCCGTCAAAACGTACCGGACCTCCGTCCCTGATTATATCGCCCAGCTGTATGAGGGTAGGTCCCCAGTATATAGAGTCCAGGCACAGCTCAAGGAAATCAAGGAACCATCCTGCCTGTAAGAGTCCGGTTGCCGCCGCGTCCTCTTTCCCCGAAGCGTCAACGAGCCGGAAATCCTTTTGCAGGACCTTACCCTTGCGCTGAGCGATACAGCCGGACAGATGGGCGTCGAGGACACAGTCGGCATAAATGTCATAAAGCCGGCAGCGGTCCGGGCTTTCGTAGTCGATCGCCATCTGATGGGCGGCGCGCCAGTCTGCAATGTCCTTTTTAGTCAGGCTGTCAGTCTGCTGCTGGAGCTGTGCTGTGAGCTTTACGCCCTGTTTGGAACTAACGCGGCGCGCGAGTTCTACCAGTTCCGAGCGTGTGGGGCGGCTGAAATAGTCGCGGATATTTGATATTATATTAGCCATTACGGTAGTTTGGTTAATGTTTCACTTTTTCATTCTCGTAGTCAGAGCGGCTGAATGGCTGCGCCTGTTGCGCCTGCTCAGTTGTCGGGGATATAACCCCGGGGGCAGTTGTGGCTCCAACGGTCGCCGTCGTTATATGGGTGTGGGCATTATAAGAAGTAATAAGAGCGTTAACGGTCTGCGTTAGCTCATTTAATTTGTCGGTAAGCGCTTCAGCCTTGACCAGTCCTCCGAGGTCTCCGCCGTTGAAAGTTACGGCGTTCTTATCCAGGTGAGCGGAAATGCCGCCCACGTCGAAGCGCACACCGTCCGCGCTGATGACAGCCGAGGTGTCACCGATCACAATTTCGGCGGACTCTATTTTCTCAGTGAGAAGTACCACCCCGGCGGCTCCGTCAGCGACAAAGCCGACAACAACAAAAGAGCCGATTTCGGGGAACAGACACACCCCACATTCTGCCTCCTGATTGGCTTGAAGATTGACCCCCAGCAGTGGCGCGCTCTCATTGATTGGCGAACAGTCAACCGTGCGCGCCGATTTATCCACCGCGTCAACCGTGCAGACAAGAGCGACGGTCTCCCCGTCCGGCTGTGCAAGCTGCCTGATAATGTTCCGTAAATTTGACATAACCCTATTTTATTGCACGCGAAGTCCGAGCGTTATTTCCTGACGGAAGCCCGAATCGCCGTATCTTATTACATTCTTTTTCACCTGATACACGCCCATTTTTGTGCCGTCAATGATTATGCCGATAGCGTCCAGCAAGTCAACCAGAGAAGCCCCGAACGTGGTGAACGAACCGGTCAGTCCGTCACGTTTAAGGCGTTTAACCTCCTGCTCCGCCCACGCTTTCAGCTCACGTTCAGCCTTGTTGTAGGTGTGTAGCGTCCGGTGCTCACCGTCAGCGTCACCGACTTCGACTTTAATTTTTTTATTATCCGGCATGAGGCTGACAGCCTTGACGCGCAGGCGCATATTCTCCGCCTTCTGCTGCCTGAGGCTTTCGTCTGAAATGATGTTAAGCCCGGTCCTGAATGTCTGGGAGGGTGTGGCGTCGCGTTCAAACAGGACACCGCAATAAAGCACCGGCTCACCGTCCTCATAGCGAAAAAAAGAGCGGATGCCCTGTTCTGACAGTTTACCGAGCAACGCAGCCACGGTGTCGGCGGTGACACGGTAAGCACCGAGCGACTGTTCACCCATTACGTTGAGCCTGTAAGTTATGCCCTGGTCCTTTAGCAGCGTTTCGATGGTGACGGAGCGGTAGGCTTTTTTCCTTGCCGGCATTTGTTTGAGCATGAACATTTCATCCTCGCAGGTAATGACTACCGGGGTCTTGAAGCCGATGTCACGGACATAACCCGCGAACGCCAGCTGCAAACTGCCGTTATAGCCAAGATGAATGCGCACGGAGTCACCGCGATGCACGGGAATTTCAGCCGAGCCGTCCCACTTAATTTTCTTGGGCAGTGTTATCTTGGCTTCGGCAGTGAGTTTTTCGGTGTCGCGTACAATCTCCACCGCTGAGACAAAACCAATGTCCCAGGAGCGCTCACCTGATATTTCAATTTTAGCACACAGCTTAAACATGGGTTAAACGGTATTTAAATGGTGTCTAATAGTCGTACCGGTTCGGTTTCATTGAACCGTACCGCACAGGGTTGCGCGCGTCGTCCCCGTCCTCACTCTCATAAAGAGGCAAGTCCGGGGAGGCTTTGCCTGCCTGAATGTCGCGCAGCCACTTGACAGCGTCATTATAGAGACATTCCCGGCGTTCGTGCCCCATGTTCTGGGGCAGACGGTGGATCATGAGCCAGAGGGCGATATTCACGGCGCACTGCACCAGCATGGAATTGCGGCAAGTCCCGGCAGCGGCAAACGCGCGGTCGATGTCATAGCGGTGCCGGAGGTAAGAGGCTATCTGCTCCATTGCGGCGGCTTCCGCCGTCAGGCGGATATCGTCGTTCCGGGTCATCTGCTTGAACTCGTAGTCGTCGCACACGCTGCGGTAGTCATCGAGGGTCAGGAACATGGGCGGGAAGTGTTACGTGGTGAAACCTCAAAAATTGCAATTTCGCGGGCTTTTCCGGCAGTGAGTCCAGGGAGCCTTTTCTGCCTGATCAATTTTTTAACGCCCTGCATGGAGACGCAGACGGGGCGGCCGTCATGAACGAGCACCAGGAATTTTTTACGGTACAGGTCAGCGGAGAGCTGCGCCTGACGGACCGCACGCTTTTTACGCCAGTCAAAGATGAGGGCGCGGAAAAATTCAGATATTACCATGATACATTCTTAGCGTTAGGTCGCAACCCTATTGAAATAGATTTAACAATATTTTTCTGGCGCGTGTCGCGCTGGAGGATCCAGATAGCCCCCTCGTCGGCGTCCGGCGCGTCATCGTGTCCGCGCATACCCTTTTCGAAAGCGAGGGTCTGGTCGATGCCGGCGAGCATGTCCGGGTCGTCGCGCTGAGTTTCGTCGTAATGGACGAAGCCACGTTCCCAGAGAGGCGAAACAGCTTCAACGCGCTGGAACTTGTCAGGCTTTTTGCGCTTGTCGCCGGTCATTGGGAGCTGGTAGCCGCGAAGTTCACCCTCCCGCATAAATTCATCGTGGATGGTGTCCTGCATAAAATTCGCCTCCATATACCAGCGCACGGCGATACCCTGAGCGCGCGCCCATTCGTAGAGGTCGTAACACCAGCGCACCATTTCGGCAACGGAGCACTGACGGACAAAAGCACGGAGGTGCCAGAGCTGAGTCCCGGCTTTTCCCCAGAGTTTCGCCGCCTTAAAGTCGTTTTTATTCGAGCCTTTGAAACTGGGGTCGATATAAAGCACAATTTCCGAGAACTTAGACCAAGCCGGGCGCTTACCCCAACGGATCCACTCGTTGCGGAACACTGCACCCTCAATTATCGGGTTATTCATGTATTCTTTTTGAAAGGCGCGATAACCCGCCACGTCTGCAATGGCCTGCACTTCCTCCGATGTCCATTTGGCAGCCCATGAAATATCGCAGTTTTTGTCATATATATTCACGCGTGTAACGTGTACGCTCTTAATGTCGCACCACTTAGCAAGCACGGAATTTTTGGCAATGAGGTTGCCGACCATAAAGAATCTGCCGCGTCCGCCGTCAAGAGTGCCGAAAAGCGCCGAGCGCACCCAGTCGAAAAGTTTGGACACGCGGGCGGGGCTTTCCACCAGTTCGTCATCGTCGAGGTCGTCGATAACTATGTAGTCCGGACGGTGCGAGCGGTAGCGCAGACCGCGCGGGGACTGACCGCGGCCACGCGCAAAAAATGCCACTTCCGACTGTGTTACAAATTTGCCCTCCTCCCATGAACCGGCGTTATACTGTTCTCCGAAATCTGCAATATAACGCTGGTTGTACTGCAACTCCGCCTGGATGTCACCTAACAGGGTCTTGGCGTTATCCTCAGACTTGCCGACAATAACCATGACATTTATTTCCCGGCGTTCCTGGCACATTAGCCACATGGGTACAAATACGTCCATGTTGGTGGACTTTGCCGCGCCGCGGTGCCAGACGAAACCGGCTTTGAGGTTGCGGTTGGCTTTTATCTTATTGGCAGCATCAATGTGGAATTTAGCGCAAGGGGTAGCTTTCCCGGTTTCGGGGTTGACGGTCCAGTGTGGGAAATAGTAATCAACGAAAGCGGCATAATCAGAGCGCAGCCGGGCAATACGTGCGAGCCGTTGTGCCGGCGTTTCGGTGATAATGACGGAAGTTGCCGACTGCACCGTCTCGCAGTGCCGTTTCCAATCCTCAATCGCTTTTTTTAATTCCGCTTTAGTCATGCGTTAAAAAGACTCTTTTAACTTTTCGGATATGAAAAGATCGTGATAATGGTTAATTGTTTTGAGCAGTTCCGGGGTTACATTGGGGTCGAAGCTCATGCGGTACTGCAGCCACTTGCTGAAAGCCATGAAGACCTCTATGACGTCAACGACCGAAGTTTTTTTGTCAAGGCGTTCGACTGTGGCAGCGAACTTGACGAGCTTGTCGGCGCTTGCTGCCGTTTTCTCGGGACTGGGGTTGGCTGCCAGGTCCTCCAGCAGCACGTTGATGCTGTTCAATATCTTGTTGACGAGTTCCGGGCGGGTGATGTTGGCGGCGGCCCGTGCCTGTTCCCAGCCTCCGTCAGCGACCCATCTCGTGACCGTCTGTGCCGACACCCCTACCTTTCCGGCGATAGATTTCTGGGGTTCACCCTGCATGTACAGGAGGCGCGCGTGTTCGCGCTGCTGCTCACGTTCTTTCTTGGTTGCCATTCATAATATAATGTATTTATACTCGACGCGCCGGTGAAGCGCGTTCCGACGGTGCAAAATTGGGGTAAAAACGGCTTTTCAGAAAAAAGTGTGAGCAAGATGCTTACACTTTTTTGTCAAGGCAGGGATAATGACCAATTTTGCAACGCTGAACGACTTACAGCCACATTGCGGAGTAGAGCAGCCGGTAGCTCGCCGGGTTCATTCCCCGGAGGTCGCAGGTTCGAATCCTGTCTCCGCCACGACAATCAAGGATCGACTAACCGCCCCGGGCGCAGGGGACCCACCTTCCCTTGACAATTCATTCCCCTTTTGCGCCCCGGGCTTTATTAACAGACAGAACGCAATGGCGAAAGATGTGATAATATCAACGGGTGCCGTAAACTGCTACGGCACGCGCGTGCTGACAGAGGGCATAGACCTGAGCCAGTATGGGCGCAACCCCGTTTTGCTCTGGATGCACCGCCGGGCATTCGACGGGGACGCTATGCCGATAGGCCGGGTCGAGAACCTGCGGGTCGAGGACGGCAAGCTTATAGGCACGCCGGTATTCGACCGGAATGACGACTTTGCCAAGCAGATAGAGAGCAAATGGGAAAGTGGATTCCTGCGCATGGCTTCTGCCGCGCTTCTCCCGATTGAAACGAGCGCGGACGATGCGCTGGTGCTCCCCGGGCAGACGCGTGAGACCGTCACGCGGTCAAAGCTGGTCGAGGTCAGTATCGTGGACATAGGCGGTAACGACGAGGCACTGCAGCTGTATGGCGAGGGGGGCAGGCTCCTGAAACTTGCCGCCGGCGAGGACTGCCCCGGACTCCCCCTGCTTCAGCTGACAGAAGAAGATGAACCCGAAACCGGTGACGGAACCGGCGAGGGAAACAATAAACCCAAAAATCAGACAACAGCGATGAACAAAGAACAGTTGACCCTCCTGGGCTTGCCAGAGGGAACCAGCGACGAGCAGGCGACCGCCGCGCTCAAGCTGATGAAAACAAAGGCAGATAATGCCGAGACATTGCAGCTTGCCGCCGTGACCCGGTGTGTGGACCAGGCGATTGCAGAGCGCAAGATCGTAGCCGGGCAGCGCGACCACTTTATCAACCTGGGGAAAGCAGCCGGCGCGGATATGCTTGCAGACACATTCAAGACCATGCAGGCACAGACCAAGCCGACCGAAACTCTCAGACTGAGCAAAGAGAGTGCCCCCGGCTCCGGCGAAGCGCCCAAGAGCTACAAAAAGCTCAGCGAAGTGCCCCAGGATGAACTCCTGACACTGCGCAAAGAACAGCCGGCAGAATACATGCGCCTGTATAAAGAGGAATATGGCATAGAGTGCCCGCCCCTTAGCGAATAATTGCGGTGTACACACGAACAAATCAATAATTCATAAATAACAATGAAAACCAGAAGCAACATTTTAAAAAAACTGCTCGTCATTGTCGGCTGCATGCTGACTGCCGTAGCGTTCAACGCCACTGCAGGCGCCGCCTGTGCAGTGGCAATCGGTTGCGCTCCCGAAGCTGGAGCTGTGGCCGGCAACGTGCTCGCCCTCGCGCTGGGCAGTGCGACTCCCGGTGGAGTTCTCCGCGCCGGAGTTCTCAAGGAGATATGGACCGGCGAACAGATCAAGCAGTTCCGCACAGCCCTGGAGTCATGGGGCTGGCTTGCGAGGATCCGGAGTTATAACCAGCATGTGAAGAACGATGTAATCCACTTCGTGGCAATCGGCGGCGACCCCAAGGTTCTTGTCAATAATAAAACCTTCCCGATCGGCATCACGGCGCTGGAGGATGCGGACAAACCTGTGAGCCTTGACAAATTCAGCACCGAGGCCACGCCGGTGACAGATGACGAGCTGCATGCAGCCAGTTACGACAAGATGGCAAGCGTGCAGGAGCGTCACCGTGATGCCCTGGTCGAGACATTCGGCCAGCGTGCGATCCATGCAATCGCGCCTGACGAAAACAATACGGATATCCCAGTGCTGCGCACCACGGGGGATGCCCAGGAGGGTCGCAAGATGATGACTTCGGCGGACCTTCTGGCACTCAAACGCAGTTTTGACAAGATGGGAATCCCCAAGCAGGACCGTGTGCTGGTTTTATGTTCCGACCATGTGAACGACCTGCTCCAGACAGAACAGCGCTTCAAGGATCATTACAACATCAACCAGACCGAGGGCAAGATCGGGCGCCTGTACGGGTTTGACATTTTCGAATATGACGGCACCCCATATTACAACGCGACAACCCGCAAAGAACTGGCATGGGGTGCAGTACCGGCAGACACGGACGTGCAGAGCTCTGTCGCGTTCTACGCCGGGCGTATGATGAAAGCCGCCGGCTCTACAAAATTCTACTGGAGCAAAGCAGAGAACGACCCGCAGAACCACCGCAACCTCGTGAACTTCGAGCAGTACGGCATTTGCTTGCCACTGAGCGAGACCAAATGCCGCGCGGCGATAATCAGCGACAAGGTCGCGTAAGATCCCGTAACAGTGAGAAAGATAGACAAGATAATCCTGCACTGCGCTGCGACCCCCGAGGGTAAGGACTACACCGTGGCACAGATCGACCAGTGGCACCGCGCCCGCGGCTTCAACGGCATAGGCTACCACCTTGTGATCTACCGCGACGGAAGCGTCCACCCCGGACGCAGCCTGTCGAAAGCCGGGGCGCATTGCACCGGGCAGAACGCCAACTCCATAGGCGTGTGCTATATTGGCGGTTGTGCTTCCGACGGCAAGACCCCCAAAGACACACGCACGCCCGCGCAGCGGACTGCGCTTGCTTCGTTGGTCAAAGACCTGCTCAGGCAATACCCCGGCGCGACAGTGCACGGCCATAATGAGTTTGCCGCCAAGGCTTGCCCGAGTTTCAACGTGAAATCCTGGCTTCCCACGGTCGGCATTAAACAGTAACCACATGAATGAGCGGCGAAATAATTACAATCATAATATCGGCGCTTTCGGCGGCGATAGCTGCCCCGATCGGGGCATGGGTAGGCCGTAAGCTGGAGCGCGACAAATACAGGATCGAACTTGACAGGCTGCGTGCCGAGATGAAAGACAAGCTCGCTGAGGTCAAGAGCCACGAACTGGAGAACGTGCGAAAGGCTGCGGACATACTAATGGAAAGTATCGTTCCGCCGCTCAAAGCAGAAATAATAAACTTACGCAATGATGTGCAAAGGCTCAACAAAGCCATGGAGCGCATTTGGGGCTGTCCTCATATTGACTGCTGCCCTGTCAAATTCGAGCTGCTGCTCCCACCGCAAGGTCGTGGACCAGGCACGGACGGAGACGACGGAGCATGCGGCGACCAGCACCCAAATCGAAAGCCGGAGCGAGGGAAAGCAAGATGCGACCCTGACGCGGGAGACCGAGAGCCGGGGGGTGACAGTGACGGAGATTGAGGTCTACGACACCGGGAAGCCGCCCGACCCGGATACCGGCAAGTGTCCGTTAAAAGCCAGAATCCGGCAAACGCACGGTGAGCAAAGCCTGAGCAACGAGACGACCGCCATGACCGCCGAGGATAAGACCGAAACCACAGCCGAATCGGAGCAGATCTTTGACGGGGGCACGCTTGACGAAGTGACGGTCACGGCAACCAAACCGCCGGGTCTGCTGGAGCGGGCGAAGGTTGCCACCCAAATAGCGGTGACACTCATGATCCTGGCGGCAGCCGGCTGGATAATTTATAAATTCAAAAAACGTAAAACGACATGAGCAACGAAACGAAAGAAACAATACCTGTCCCCGCCGATGCCGAACCGGCCGCCGCCGGCCCTGTTTCGCAGAGTCCGGAGGAAGCGGAGAAGATGCGTCAGGAGGACAAGGCGAAAGCTAAAGAATCAAAACCAAAGACCCCGGCAGACGCCGCGACTGGCGCGCTCTACGCGGTAGGACGTACGGCGTGCAGGCGCCACGGGCTCCCGGTTGTATGGGTGACTGCCGACGGTCAGTGCTTCCCTCAGGAAAACGACGCCCGTAATCACGGCAAGAACCTGGGACTATCAGCAGAACCCTTAAAAGTTGAAGCGTGATGGGAACAAGTCTGAAAATCCTTAGAGAGAACGGCAACGTCCCCAAGAGCTTGCCGGGCGAGGATCATATAACGGGCCTTGTGTCTTACATGGCAGCAACCGATATTCCCGACACGTTCAAGACAGGACGAGTGCAGGCGCTCAGCACGATAGACGCGGCAGAATCCGCAGGAATAACAGCGGACGCGGAGAGCTGGGCGGTGCGTGTGCTTCATTATCACCTCAGCGAGATTTACCGGCTTAATCCGGCGGTCAGCCTGTATGTGGCGATCTTCGAGAAGCCGCAGGGTGAGTCCCAGACATTCGCCGAGCTTAAGACAGTGCAGAACTTCGCGGCCGGCCGTATCCGTCAGATCGGCGTATGGTGTGGCGACCGCGCCCTTAGCGGTGACGACCTCACGGCCCTGCAGGGTGTCGCGGACGCACTTGCCGGGGAGGAGGCGGAACTGTCTGTCGTGTACGCCCCAAAAGTGGGCACGCTCAACACAATGCCGGTTAACCTTGCGGGTGAGAATAAAAGCCGCGTCAGCGTGGTGATAGGACAGGCAGGAAGCGGCAAGGGCGCGGAACTTTATAACGACAAAACAAACACCGGTAAAGCGAGCGTCAGCGGTCTGGGTGTCGTTATGGGTTTGCTGAGCAGCGCAAAGGTTCACCAGAGTATTGCGTGGATCAAAGAGTTCCCCACCGGTGTAAGTCTCCCGGCTTTCGGTGACGGCACACTGTTGCGCGATGTGGACAAGGCATTGCTCGAGACACTTGACACGGCGCGTTATCTGTTCTTTGTCACTCACATCGGGCAGGCAGGCAGCTATATGAATGACAGCCACACTATGGACTCGGCAATCAGTGACTACGCAGCCATTGAAAGCGTACGAACTATGGACAAGGCAGTGCGAGGCATACGCACATACGTGAAGCCTGAACTCGGCGGCAACGTATATGTGGACGCTTCCACAGGACAGTTGGCAAGCTATACCGTGGCGCATTTGGAAACCGTGGCAAACCAAGCCCTCGAGGCTATGGAGCGAGCCGGGGAACTTAGCGGCTACAAAGTCGAGATTGACCCGGCGCAGGACGTCGCAGGCAGCGGCACCGTGGAAATCGTGATCAAGAACGTGGCTGTGCCCGTGATGCGCCACGTGAGAATAAAAATCGGGTTTGCAAAATCCGTATGAACTAACCCAAAAAAGTCTAAACGATGGCAACAGTAATAAATAACGGCGTGCCCTTGGTAAATGGCATGTTGGTTGCGTGGGCTGACATTGTGGTGCTTGTCGGAGGTGTTCCAGTAACGGGCATTGTCGGCGTAGAGTACAGCGACGAGCAGGAGATCGTGAACAAATGGGGTGCCGGGCGTCACCCGGTAGGGCGTGCGAAAGGCCGCATAACCCCGGCTGCGAAACTTATCCTCTATCAGGAGGAAGTGCAGGCGCTCCAGGCACAAAGCCCCAACGGGCGACTGCAAGACCTCCCGCCAATCGAAATCCAGGTCAGCTATTTGCCGGACAGCGGCATAGTGGTGACAGACAAAATCCGGAACTGCCATATATCAAGCAACGCCCGTAAGTGGAAAGAGGGCGACACCGGGCAGGAGGTGGAGCTTGTGCTGGTTCCCTCACATATAGAATGGGGCAAGGCGGCATAAATCCCCAATTCGTACCCTTTTAAGGCCGTTAAGGGTTGATCCCCTTAACGGTCACTAATAATCAAACTTAAACAGTTGTTAAAAACCATTTAACCCCCGATTAAAAAGCATGGAAACAGTAAACAACGCCCCTAAAGTATTTAACGGCGATTTGACAGACGCACAGGTCGAAGCCTTCAAAACCCAGCACCGTAAGAGCTTCGCAGTTGAGATTAAAGACGGCGATGAGGTGCATATTGGCTATTTCAAGCGCCCAACTCTGGAGACCCTTAAAGCAGTAACCAAGGTCGCAAAGAGCGACGAGGTGGAAGCCGGTAAAGTGATGTTCGACAACTGCTGGCTAGGTGGCAGTCAGGAATTGCGCACGGATGCGCTCCTATTCATGGCGGTTCAAAAGAAGTTGGGTGAAGTCCTCAACGGCTTTCAGGGCTTAATAAAAAACTTGTAGAGGCGCACGCGCTGGCGGAGCCGGACGATGAGGACGGCTTCGCCAAGGGGTGCGCCCTGATCCGTGCGAACCTGCACGTCGATATTGACAGGATTGAGACGGAGGAGGAATGGGCACGGCTATACTGTGAAGCCATCTGGCTGGAACGGTGGCGGAACCGGAACCGGGCGGAGCTTATCGCGTCGCTGTTCGGCGAGGTTAAGAGTTAGAGCCAGGGAAGTGTCCCGTTTTTACCGGCTTTGAAAATAGCCCGATACAAGGCGTAAGCAACCCAGCCCAGATAAGCGAAGAGGGCGCCGTAGCATACTATTTTAAGCATTAAGCTGAGCATAAAAAAATTGTTACCGGTTACTACGCCACAAATATAACAAATATAACCGATATGGCAAACGTATTTGACTACATTTTTAACATAGGCGGAAATTTTTCGGCTCAAATAAGCGGCATGAGTGCTGCAGCCGGAAATTTCACTGCTTCCGTTGAGGGTGCAGACAGCGGCGTGCGTAGATTTACGGGGTCGCTGGCTACGTTCTCATATCTGAAAGATGTATTTCAGAACGTTGCCGACGGTTTCAGTCAGTTGAGCGGCGCGGGGATAAAGTTGGATAGCCAGATGCACGACCTCAGCGCGGTGGCGGGCGTTACCGGTGAGGGCCTGAAACAGATCGAGACATTTGCCCGGCAAAGTGCAAAGGCGTTCGGAACAGATGCAGCGGTTGCCGTCGAGGGTTACAAATTGTTGCTCTCACAGCTTAGCCCGGAACTGGGCAAATATCCGGAAGCACTCAGCGCGATGGGCGACTGCATACAGACGACCAGCAAGCTGATGGGTGGGGACGGTGTGGCAGCGGCGCAGGTGCTGACCACGGCGATGAATCAGTATGGGGTGAGCATGGAGAACCCGACGGCAGCAAGCGAGGAAATGGCGCGTATGATGAACGTAATGGCGGCGGCCGGTCAGGCAGGATCGGCGGAGCTTCCGGCAATCAGCGCGGCATTGACGCAATGCGGCATGGCGGCAAAGGCTGCCAACGTGAGCTTTGAGGAAACCAACGCCGCAATCCAAGTGCTTGATAAAGCCGGCAAGAAAGCCAGCGAGGGCGGTGTCGCCCTCCGCAACGTTTTGGGGCAGCTGAGCAAAGGCCGATTTATTGAAAAGGCGGCACGCGAAGAACTGGAGGCCGCGGGCATTGACGTGATGGCATTAGGCGACAATTCCAAGAGCCTGCGAGAGCGGCTCGAGATGTTGAAACCTCTGTTAAACGACAGTGCGCTGCTGTCTAAATTTTTCGGTGTCGAGAACGCCAACGCAGCCCGCGCACTCATTCAGGGCACCGACCAACTGCAAGGCTTTACCGAGGCCGTAACAGGCACCAACAGCGCGACCGAGCAGGCGGCTATTGTCATGGATAGTTACGCAGAGAGACAGGCAAGAGTAAACCAACAGTTTGAGGATCTTAAAATTTCCATATTCCAGGCAACGGGCGATTTTTCGTTGTGGTGTGGCGTGCTGACCTCTGCACTTGTGCCGTTTGCGCAGCTCGCCCCGCTACTGACCGCGGTGTGGAAATTCATGTTGCTAATAAAAGGTCTGAACTGGGCCGGAATGTGGGCCGGTGTTGTCGGCTGGGCACGCTCCGCAGTTATGAGCTTCGCGCTGATGAACGGCACACTCTCCACAACAAACATGATATCGCTGGGTTTTATCGGCAATATAGGGCGCGCCACCATTGGGCTGATACGCTTTGCGACTGTCGGCATATTAAACGCCCTCAAAGGTTTGGGCGCTCTGGTTCTGTCGTTTGTGACCGGGGGCACTGCGTCAGCTGCATTTTCGGCGACTGCTTCAACCTCATTCGGAATATTTGCCACAACAGCGTCAGCGGCATGTCGCGCCGTTTCTGTGGCAATTATGAGCATTCCGATTGTTGGCTGGATAGCGGCTGCCATTGCCGCGCTTATCGCAATAGGTGCCTACTTCTGGAACACGTCGGCAAAATTCCGCGCAGTGCTCAAAGGCACATGGGCAGCATTTAAGGCTTGTTTCTCCGGCATAGGCGAGCTTGCAAAAACAACATTCGGGGCCATAGGCGACCTTATAAAAGCCGCGTTCAGTCTGGACGCCTCCGGCATAGATGCCGCGCTTAAGAAGTTAAAAGCCGGCTTCAGCGACTACGGCAAGCAGATAGGCACGGCATTCAACACTGCTTACGACGCTGAAATGACGGAATCCGCAAAAAAAGAGGCGGCGGGCAAGTCCAAGGGTAAAACGCGATCCGGCGGCACACCGAACAGCGGGGCGACAGTGCCAGAGGTAACGGTGCCGTCTGTCAATCCCACCGGCAACACTCTGAGCGGAGCCAGCGGCACGGGTGGCGGTTCCGGCAGTGACAACGGCGGTAAGATAAGAAATATTACTGTAAATATCGATAAACTTGTCGAGCGCTTCGAGATACACACCGCGACCGTCGGCGAAAGTACCGAAAAGGTCAAGGCTGTTATTTTGGAAACCCTTATGGGAGCACTAAACGACACACAATTAGCAATGTCATGAGCTTAATTCCACAACCGAGCTTAAAAGGTAAAAAATTACCTGTCAGTATAGATCTTGCAGCTATGAGCTGGGGGCAGCACATGGCTAAAAAACTTATACGCTTCAAGGAGCTGGGCGGAAGCCCTGAGCGTGACGGCATAACCGTGCACGAGATTGGACAGCCTATCACCGACCCCGAATATTGGGAGGGGCGCTGGGTACTCTGCCCGCTCAGACTGGAGCGAGAAAACGGCGAGGGACTGACGTTTGCCGATGCAGTGGCGGCAGCCAGCCGGGAGCATAGAATTATAAGCACCGCCCTGACCGGTAGAGACGGCACGGTTAAGGAGTATATAAACGCCGGAGACTGGGCGGTTAATATCGTGCTGGGCTTGCAGTGTGTCGAGGGTGGAGAAATAGCCGATAAATGGCCGACCAATGAGGTGCGGGAAGTTCGCAAGCTATTGGAAGCAAATGAGGCTCTGAGAGTTCACAGCGAGTTTTTAGACGCTTTGAATATAGGGCGGCTTGTGATTAGAAGTTATTCACTCAGTCAAATGACAGAGGCCAATTATCAGGTAGTTGAAATCAGCGCGGTCAGCGATGAAGATTACGAGATTTTCAGCACCGATTATGAGCAACCGAAAAAATAAGGACAGCGATGAAAGGCATGTTAATTGACAGCATCACCGGCGACCTGCTTATCGAACACGGACGCATAGCCATAGGCGACACCGGGGAGCAGACCGCCGAGGCGGTTGTCACCACTATGCGCGGAGACATTAAGGAACACCCCCTTTTAGGTGGAGAAGCCGGCAGACTCCGAGCAGGTCAGCCCGATATAATGTGGCCTGGTGAAGTTCGCCAGATGTTACGCGGTTGCGGTGTCGATTGTGAGCGTGTTGTAATGGAAACCGACGGGACTATTAGCATAGAGCGATGAAAACAATAGCGAAAGAAAGGCAGACACTGCTCGACATAGCCCTGCAAACCTGCGGACACATCGAGACGGTACTTGCCCTGGCAGAGGCAAACGGCATGAGTATAACCGACAGGCTGGAAGACGGGCGCGTCCTGACTGTTCCGGAACTGTTGGCAGGAGGTGACACCCGGACCGTTGAACTGTACCGGGCGCATAAAGTAGAACCGGCAACGGAAGCGGGCGCGGATGATATGTCGGCTTGCCCTTACGGCGGCATCGGCTTCATGAGCATCGGAATAGATTTTATAGTGAGTTGAACAGCATTAAACAGCTATTAAACAAGTAATAAAATGGCACGCAATATTAACGGGATAAAAACAGAGATCGCACGCGAGTTCATGCGCAACGAGTATGCGGCGGAACTGTACGGATTTGCTCCGGGCTCAGAGTTCGGTGACATATTCGGAGCTGCAAGCGTTGAAAATATCCTGCTTTATGTCTGGGCTGTATGTGCCTGGACAGTTGAGCAGCTTGTCAGCCGTCACAAAGAGGAAGTGACGGCAGAACTGGAGGAGCTCATGGCGCACCGTCCGAAATGGTACAGGGACAAGGTTCTCCGGTTCATGGAAGGGAAAGAGCTGATCCGTGACAGCGACACGTACGACACGGAGGGCATGACAGAAAGCGAGGTGTCCGCGTGCAGGATAGTGAAACACGCCGTGGCTACCGAGAGCCGGGACGCCAGCCTGCTGACCATAAAGGTTGCCGGGGAAAGCGGCGGGGAAAGGCAGCCGCTGACAGCGGAACAGGAGAGGCATCTGGCGGCATATATAGGCGAGATCAAGGACGCCGGAGTCAGGGTGGCGCTCGTGAACATGGAGGCGGACACGTTCTGCTGCACGGTGGACGTGTATTACAACGCCATGCTGGATCCTGCGGACGTGCAGGCGTCATGCACCGCAACGATCCGCGACTATATAGAGAACCTCCCGTTCAACGGCGAATACACCAACATGGCGCTCGTGGACCGGCTTCAAGCGGTAGAGGGCGTGAAAATCGTGGAACTTCGCGGCAGCACCTCACAGGCGGCTAACGAGGGCACGACCACGCAGATAAACGCACGCCTTACGCCTGCGGCCGGATATTTCAAGCCGGGGGAGATAACCGTAAACATGAAGGCGTATGATGAGCAAGGCTGACAGGACGTATGACGTGAATATGAAGCGGCTGGCACTCCTGGCATTGCCGACATGGCTAAGGTGCCCGGTGGCAGGGGCGCTGATGTATGCCGGGGTGTCCCCCCTGGGACGAATGCTCCGGGAACTGCGCACTTTCAGGGGAACAACGCAATACCGGTTGTGGCACAATGGGCAGGTATGTAAGCTTCGGGGTGTCCTGAACGATGAATTTGACCCGGAGGAACGGCGCATAGCGATCGAGGACAACGAGAGTCAGGGGATCCGGGAAGCGTCCACGGTATGGCGGCGCGAGACCGGGCGGTGGGTGATGCTGCCCCGGCGTGGCGCAGGGGCGGCGTGCATACACCGCGAAGGTTTCGCGGGCACGGGAGGTTACGACTTCTGGGTGACGGTGCCGGAGGAGCTGCGGACTGCCGAAACGAGGCTGCGGGCAATGGTCAACATGTATAAACTGGCGGGCAAGCGTTACGCCATAAATTATAAATGACGATAATGAACAAGACATTAGGAAATTTCCTTACGCAGGCGAACCGTGATTTCCCTCTTGACTGCGAGACACTGGACTATCTCCAGAAGTTGGCGGGACTCGCGGCGCTTGCCGGGAATATAGCAGGCGACCGCGTGGTTCTGTGCGGATGCGAGGTAAATGACGAGGGCACGCGCCGCAACGAGGGCTACGTGTTCGTAAGAACGGCGGGCAACCCTGATGGGGAGATCCTGCCATGGGAGGGCGGATCGACTACAGGCGGCATGTATGTGCGGCAGGAGGACATGGCGGTGAGCGCCAATAACACGGACTACCCCAAGGCGTACACCCGCAGGAGCCTCGCCCCGGGAATCGGGGAGGAAAATTTCAGGTGGGAGGATTTCACCGACATAAGGACCATAAAGGAACTTATGTCGGAGAACGGTCAACTCAGGGCTGAGATTAAACGCCTGCAGCCGGCACCGCTGGGAGTGGTGCAGATGTGGGCAGGGCGGGATGTGCCAGAGGGGTATCTGCTATGCAACGGGCAGGAACTGAGGACAACGGATTACCCGGAGCTGTCGGAGGTGCTCGGAACGGTATTCAACACGGCGGAGAGTGCCGGCGGAGTCAGGTACACCACGCGCAGCGGATATTTCCGCGTGCCGGACTTGCGCGGAAGATTCGTTGTCGGTCAGCATGACAGCGACAACGACTACAGGACGTGCGGTGGCGCCGGCGGCTTGAAGGCGGTGGCGCTCAAAACCGAACAGATACCATCCCATTGCCACAATTTCAAGGACTACTATTACGCAGAGGCAAGCGGGATCCTCAGCGGCAATTATGACGTGATCAGGACCAACGGTGGTGTGGGCAGCCGTTCCAGCGATGCGGATAATGACGGTCTGCCCTATTACAGGCACGACACGGATAAGACAGGTGATGGCTTGACGCATGAGAACCGCCCGCCTTACTATGTACTCGCCTACATAATGCGTGCAAGATAAGTTTAATGTTCAATAAAGACAAAATACAATGGCAATTAAGACCGCGGCTCATTTAAAAAGGAGGTTCCTCAGGGGGATGTATCCCACGGAGACTGATTTTGCAGACCTTATTGACAGTTACCGTCACAGGCAAGACAAAATAAGTCTTACGGAGATCGGGGGCCTTGCGGAGGCGCTGAACGGGAAACTGGATTCCAGTGAGGCGAAACTTATTGAAAAAAGGGTGGATGGGCATGATGAAAGGATCAGGCAGTTACAGGCAACCCTGACAAGACAGTAAAAAACGATTACGGACATTAGTGAGTCATGTGACCGGCTGAATAATTTCAGGGCACTCGCCGATCCTGAAGTTGACCTGGACCTGTCACCGCATTCGCTTGAAGGCTTCGACTGGACTTCCGACAGGAGGCTGTGGATCAATGATGCATTCGACATAGCGGAAATGTCCTATGTCTTGGATTCTATGGAGGCGGAAAACCGGGACGCTCTGTCAGTCCCCGTGTTCCTGCATTCCGGAGGGACGGAGATTGCCCGCTTCCCCGCTGTGTTCACGAGGTGTCGGGAGGATGAAGAGTCATATTGGGACATGACGGGACATGCCGTGTTCGAGTACGGGGGATCACTGTGGAGCTTTATGCTTTCATCAGTGCCGGAAAATAGTGAAAGCGAGATTGAGCTTTTTAGGATAACGGCTCCAGCGGAGGGTGGAGGCATCACGGTTACCGTGGGCGACGATTTTCCCGAAGAGAAGGATCTTGGCTATACCTGTTTTTCCGGAACCGTGGACGATACGGTAATTGACACGGTCGGGACCGCTGCATTCAGGCATAAGGAAGGGCACATGTGCCTTACGGAAATAAGGATCGTACACAATGGGTCGGTGCTGGCTGTATTCCCCGCAACGGTCTCGTGCCCTGACGGAGTAAACGTGCTGCTGCAGGGGCTGTTCGAATTTCAGTCAGGCATTTTTTCCCTTTATTTGATAAAGACGGTAGGCAAGGAGGGGGCGATAGTTGAAATCGGATGCAGGTCTTCCAGGAAGACGGTCTCTGACATTTCCGACAGGGTGGCGGCTCTTGAAAAGATATATTCCACGGAACTCCGGCTCATGGAGCTTGGCTATACGAGACCGGACACATACAGGGCGATGCTGTCAGAGCCTGCAATGACGGAGGAGCGTATCGGATTGCGCGAGGGTCTCGCGTCTATCGGCTACACCCCGAAGGAAATAGAGGACTGCATGGAGGATGTGCCAGAGCTAACCCATGCCGACATTGCTCATGCCCGAGGAATAATGGAGCGTTGGGATGCCACCGCCCGAGATGTAGTGATCAATTCTACAAACTGGTGGGCGCATGACCCTAAACTTGTTGTGTTCCCCAAGCTTGATTTCTCCAATGTGAAGAGTCTTTACAACGCATGGGCATACTGCCCCAATCTGGCTTTCATGCCTGACATGGACACATCGGCATGCGAGTCATTCAGATACCTGTATTTCAACGGCAACGATTTTGCGAAATTGCCGCAGAACAGGATGAAGCGCGTGCCCAACTGGGATATGACAAACGCGACGGCGGTGCAGGATGTCTATCCGGTCAATCTGTCGGAAATGATTCTTCCTCCAGTGATCAGGGTTCCCAAGGCGAAGTTTCTAACTCTTTTCCGCTACATATACAACACCACGCTTCCAGAGGTCGAACTTGACGAGTCTCTTGTAATTTCATATTCCTGCATGTATGAAGGCTCCGGCATCAGTAAACCGATTCTTACAAGATTCGGGGATAATGTCATAGATGTGCAAGCTATATACAAGCGTTGCCTTAACCTTACCGACATGCGGGGATATTCCATGGTGGCGAGAAATGCCACGACCTTCCAGATGTTTATGAGCAGCTCCAATGTCACGCATCTTCCCGATTCCATTGTTCTTGCAGAGACCAACATGCCGTATGGTTTCTACAACATGCGGTTTCTTGAAGAAGTTCCGGATTATTCAAATCTTCTGGTCAAGGACTTTTATGCCGGTTTTGGCTGCGGTTCGGGTGACATAAATGTGAAAACCAATGTCAACTCCAGTCTGAAAAGGATCCGGGGACTGAATTTCGAGAAAGTTACCGAAACAAATTTCTGTTTCGGATGTGAGGATGAACGTGAAAACATGGTAACGAGACCTGTGACATATGTGCGCGTGTTAAACGTGGGCAAAGGTCCGGCAACGACCTTGGATTTCCGCTGTCTCGGCAACTGGGGTTCTGACGATGAGGGTTACCGGAGTCTTGTAGAATCTCTTGTCACGGGGTCTTACGACCGCAAGGCGAACGGAATGCCTACGGCGGTCATAAGGCTACCGCAGTCAGTTGCCGACCGTCTGGGACAGGAGAACATAGCGCTTATCACGGCAAAGGGGTACACGGTTTCAACAACAACAGTTTAATTAACTTAAATTCGATATGACACAGGAACAATACACAACGATGGTGCTGAAAGCCGACGAAGGCATGACACTGACACAGGCTGGGGATGTAAACATACGTGACAGGATAGTCACCGGCACCGTATATCTCGCGGCGAATGACTCACCCGACAACTGGAAGGAGATTACCGAAGCCGAAGGCGCGGAGATAGCTGCTGCACAGGCGGCAGAAAGGAAGGTAAGATCTGAAAGAATGTAAGTAAGCTATCCACTGTGAAAGGACAATTGTATTTAACGAGATTCGTATGCAGCCAAGAAAGTTAAGCCTTAGGGAAATAAAAGATTATGCTGAATGAGTAGGACATATAAATGCGCCCCGCTGCCTTTTATGGGACAAAAGCGCTATTTTATCCGGGACTTTACCGAGGTTCTGGAGCGGGTGGATGGACAAATAGACACAGTGGTCGACCTTTTCGGAGGTTCGGGGCTGTTGTCGCATACGGCAAAACATGTGTTGACGGGCTGTCGAGTCGTTTATAATGACTTTGACCGCTATATTGACAGGCTGGCAGCAGTCGATCAGACCAACGAGATTTTAAAGGCGATTAAAGAGCGTTTAACCGGTGTTGAACCGAACCAGCGACTCACGCCCGGCCAGCGTGCCGAGGTGCTGGCAGTAGTCCGGGAGTATGAGCAGCGCGATGGTTACGTCGATATTCTGACAATAGGCCGTAATGTGCTGTTTTCCGGAAAGTGGGTCACCAGCTTGGAAGAACTCTGCAAACATACGATGTATAACCGCGTAAGACCGGGCGCGTATGAGTGTGGCGGCTATCTGGACGGTCTGGAGGTTGTGCACATGGACTACCGGGAATTATTCGAGCGGGAACGGCACAACAGCCGTGCGCTGTTTGTTCTGGATCCGCCGTATCTTACGACTGAGTGCGGCCAATATGAGAATTATTGGAAGCTGACCGACTATCTGGACGTGTTGCGGCTGCACAAAGGCACCAAATACGTTTGTTTCACCTCAGACAAGAGCCAGATTGTGGAACTATGCCAATGGCTGGCCGGCGAGTACCGGGAGTCAGCGCCCATGTACGGCGCGGAGGTGCGCATGAGAACAAACCATTTGAACTATCAGGCTAAATTTAACGACATGATGATAACGCGGCTCTGACCCACCCAGCACAGGCGGAGGCATAGAAAAAGCCCCCGGCCTGATTTGCAGTTTTCCTACGACATACAAATACAAAACGCCAATGCGCAGCAGCCGGGGGCTTGTAAGCCTTTCGACCGCGCATTGGCGTAATTGCTGAATGTCGTAGGAGTTGCAAACTTACGAAAAATGCTGAATGACAGTTTACGAAACCCTTAAAATCTGCGGTGGCCTTATTGAAACACTTGAAAAAGCCAGGATAAAGCCGGGGGATCATAAATATCTACGGCTGTTTGAGGACTTCCGGGAAACCCGGGAACGAGGCGAGAAAGTAGCTTATATTGTCGCGTGTTTGTCTGCACAATATAACGTGAGTGAGCGGAGTGTTTACGAGATTGTGAAGCGTCTGGGGAGTGACGGCAAATAGGTTTCAGCAGGAAGTACGGAAGAAATGCCCCAGAACTCACAGAAATGGCCTAATTTCGCGCTGAATGAATGAAAACAAGTATTACGCCGTGCTCGGCAAGATATTGCAGCACGGCAAACGACAGAGCAATAAAAAGGGCTCAATAACTTACCTGCTCAATGAGCAGCTGCATTTGACACCTTACGACCTGCTGGAGATTTTCGAGGGACACAACATTGCACGCAAGAAGCTGCGCAATGAACTCAGACTGTTTATGGCCGGAGAAAGAGACCTGACGAAGTACCGAGAAGCTGGGATAAACTGGTGGGATTATTGCGGCAAAATTCTCATTAACAGTTATCCAACTTACTTTGAGAAGTTGCCGGCTTTAATTGAGCAAATCAATCGGGAGAAGCGCAACAGTAAAAATTACGTGCTGTTCTTAGGTTCAACAGGAGCGGAAACCAATCAAGTGCCTTGCTTGAGCCTCATTCAGTTCCAGCTCGATGATGGCGAACTGGTTTTGTCAGCCTATCAGAGAAGCAGCGACGCAAATTTAGGTTTGCCAGCTGACATTTACCACTTGTATTTGATAGCGCGACAAATTGAAGCACCTTTGAAGTCCATAGCGCTGAACCTGGGAAATGTTCACATCTACTAAAGCAACATCGAGAAAACGCGCGAACTTCTGGCAGGAAATGAAGCTGTAAGGTTTGACCTGAACGTCTGAAAAAGGCGCGAAAGCAGCCAACTTAATCACTTCAAAGTTACAAAATTCTGCGGACATGAGCAAATAAAAGACCATAAAAACAACGCTGATTTTGAGCCTTTTTGAATGGCTTTTAATCAGCGTTTAATTGGTATTTAAGCGGTCGAAAGAGCAAGAGAAAAAAGGAAGCGAAAAAAGATAAGTTTTGCTCGTTTCGTTTTTGAAAGTTGCACGTTTCGTTTTCGCGATTATAAAAATTACAACTTTCCGAGCTGATGTGCAAGCACGCAGCGAAAGGAAATGGTCTTCACGACCTGATGGAGATCATGATCGAGAGTATGATGGTCGCGGAGCGCGGCGAGTTTCTGGCTGATAATCCGGGAAATAAAGGTAATGGCTATCGTCCCGGCTCCACTTATGGCCAGGGGAGAAAACTTGAGTTCCGTATCCCTCGAGACCGCTACGGCAACTTCCATCCGCAAATACTCGCCATACTCCGCGACCAGGAAGAGGAATGCGATCGGCTCGCCGGAGTCCTTTATACAAAGGGGCTTACTCAGGAACAGGTTAGTGACGTATTCGACCAGATATACGGCCGGCACTACTCCAAGTCGAGCATCAGCCGTATGGTGGAATGTGTTCGCACTCAGGTCAATGAATGGCTTGAACGCGGTCTCGAAGAATATTACCCAGTCGTGTTCGTTGACTGCGTGCACATCAAGATACACCGCAAGCGATCGGTGGCTTCCGAGGCGTTCTATGTGGCATTGGCCGTAACCGAAGAAGGCACACGCGAGGTTCTTGGCATCTTCAACATGCCGCAGGAAAGCGCCACGGGCTGGAGTGATATCTTTGACAGGCTGAAAGAACGTGGTGTTCAACGGGTCGGTCTGATGGTGGCGGACGGCATCAAAGGACTTGACACCGTAATCGGAGAGAAATTCCCCGGTACACCGTTGCAGCGTTGCGTTACCCATCTGAAACGCAACATGTTCGCCAAGGTAAGGCATGGGGACAAGGCTGCCTTGGCCACCGACCTGCGCGATGTGTTCCGCACCGGCCAACGGGACTACACAGTAGAAATGGCATGGGAGAAGTGGCAGGCAATGTGCGACAAATGGGGCAAGGACTATCGCACTATAAAGCTGCTCCGAAACAACGCCGACTACAAGGTTTACATGACATACCTCAACTATGCGCCTGAGATTCAGGCGATGATATACACCACAAACTGGATCGAACGGCTCAACCGCGACTTCCGCAGGGTTACACGCATGAGGACAGCCATGCCCAACGAAGAATCGGTGCTGACCCTGATGGGCAGTGTGGCAATGGATCACAAGGCATTTGACAGAGCCCTGCCGAACATAACAGTCGACAAAACACTTTTCCCGGACTGAAGGTAAAGGTTTTCTTAGCGGAGAGGCCATCCTGGTGAAGTTGAAGCCGCCCCAAACGGAACGGCTCCCATATTCAACTGTCTCCAGTCTTGGAGCAACCATGTTGCTGGCGGGTTGCTCCTCAGCAGAGCCCGTTTCCTCGTCCGGCTGCACTTCAAAATTACTATTTTTTTCATCGAATAACGAAACAATGAGAAAAAACAATTAAATTTGCATCGTCATCTGAGGTCTACAGGCTTGAGTGAACTCGCCTCAGACACACTCAGTGAAACACTACC